TTACCTGTATGCTTTATTTAATTTAAGCATAACTTTACCGCCGACAATGCCATCATATACAAACCAGCTGTCGGGATCGTCCTGTTTGCTCGCAGGAGCTATTCCGACGAGTGCGCTGTAACGTTTATATAGACCGCCGTAAAAATCTTTTGATGCGGAATCAATAGACGAATCTTGCATCTGAGCATAAAGATTAAGTTGTCGTACAAGAGTATCGGCAAAATCAAGTGCAACATTTGGATCGGTTGCATCATCAACAACTGCCGTGATAGTAATTTGATCATCATTCACGCCTATGTAATAATCTTGAACGAATGAATAGTCCGGCTCTAATGAAAGATTGTCTTTTAAGTCCGAAATACATTGATCCATATCCAATGCACTTTTTGATAAGTCATTTTCCGCTTCTGTATCCGTATCTGTTGTTTCAATGCTTTCGTCTTCGTCTTCGGCTTCTGGTTCTTCTTTTTCTGTTTCGCCTGTCACTTCTGGCTCTGGAGTTGTAGCTTCGTCTTCAACGGAACTTTCTGTTTTTGCTGGCTCCGGGCTAGGAGTAGATGATTCAGAGGTGGTTGCACCGCAAGCAGATAAAGACATGGTTAATGATACAGCGAGTAATACAGTTACAATTTTCCTTTTCATAGAAAATTCCCCCTTTGTGAATAATATTTTTAACATAATTGTACAATTTACGACAATACCATTCAACAAGAATCGTTCGACATTTATTACAATTTTTTCATGACAATCAGACTCGGTATAAAATACACTACATAGTTATCAACATTCGTACGTTTACCATACTTATTCCGATAAAAGACCAGACATTCTTCCAGCACTTCCTCAGTCACTTCCAGGTACTCTGCAATCTCAAACCGGTTCCGGCAGCCATGCTCATAGGCTCTGATCAGACCGAGCAACCCGATCTGCTTGTTATACGCCCATGCTCTGGCACGCAGTTCTTGCTTACGGTTGGAAGTATCACTCTGATCCAGAATGTTTCCATAGGTTGTGTAGTGATGTCCGAGTTCTTCGGCGAGCACACAAGCTTTCTCGATGTCAGACATTTTGGCATCAATGGCAATATGACCATTAACATATAGTCCTTTTAATCCAGATACTTCAGATAAATCCATTTCAACGATATTAAGATCATCGTGAAGTATTTGCATTTCTTCATAAGTCAAAAGAATCACTCCTTTGGCCGAGCTGCGAGAAGCAGCTTTTTGTATTCTTCAATCTTTTTTAATTCTTCCGGTGTAAATTCAGCCCCGTCTTTATGAGCAGCAATAGTGTCTGGTTTATAATTGATGTCGGTTACCATTTTTTCTAATTCATCTGCAGTGATTCCAAGAGCACTACAAATTTTGCATACATTAACATATCCAGCTTTTTCAGCACCTCTTTCTAAAATGGCTTTTACAGTAGAATATGGCAATCCAGAGGATTTTACGATGTCAGCGACTTTCATACCTTTTTCTTCCATTAAATTTCTTAATAATTCAGCTCTTTGATCCATAAAGGCTACCTCCTTGAAATGATATTACAATATTGCACTTAGAAAGTAAATATAAAATTGCAAAATTTTGCAATAAAGTTGTTGACAATTACGCAATAATGCAATAATATAAAAATACGAATTGCGGAATTGCGCAATAGAAAGGAGAAAAAGAAAATGCCAGAAGTAAGAGTTGAAAACTTGGAGGCAGAAATGAAAAGGAAAAGAATATCCAGGAAAAACATAGCAGATTTGCTTGGCGTTTCATACAGGACAATTCACTCAAGATTTAATGGAGAGTCTGAGTGGGGATATTCAGAATGTGTAAAAGTGAGAGACACGTATTTCCCAGATAAAACACTGGATTACCTATTTGCAACAGATGAGAAAGGAGCGTGAAGAATGTCGGGAGATAAATTAAATATTATATGCTTCGGAATCGTAACAGCCATAGCAGTAGTGTGTGGATCTATTGAATACAAAATGAAGCTCCCTAACCGGAAGCTTCTGGTAGGCTGGACTATTTTGATGGAAGTATTAGCGGTTCTTCTTTTAATAAGCAGGCTAAAGACTTAGAAATATCTCTAAATAGATTCAGGGCATCGTCCAGCTGATCGGATTCGAGCATTTCATTTAAAACATCTAAGAATGGCCATAACGATTGTGGAACATAAGCGTATATACGGAAAAAACATTCTGCACATTCCCTTTCGTTTGCGGCACTTGGACGAGAAATGTATTTACTGATGTTGGAAATGAATTGTTCGATCACTAAGATGCGAGCTGCATTGTAATCGTCTTCACGTTTCTCTTTAACACTGAGTTTATGAAGCTTAAGCTGGTGACGGTTAGTAAGTAATGTGGTGATCGCTGGGGTAACGATAGATATGGCCAGGGCAATCCATGCTGCGATAGCACTCCAATCCATATGTTGCATAGAAATTTCTCCTTTCTTTTTATACTCGGCTCTGACAGGAACCTGTATTTAAAGTATAGGAGAAATCTGGAAGAAAATCAACTGCAGCATGTAACAACCAATCAACACCATACATACCATACCACAGGGAGGTGGTACCCATGAAAGGGCAACCGATTATCGGTGAAACCCGGTTCATCATTAATGGTCAGTTGTACTCTCCGGAACAGATCGGAGAGCAGAAGGCTTCAGAGCTGATCAGACAAAAGGTTGATCAGGCGATGGAGGGAATCGGGTTTGAAAAGACATACAAGGAGAAGACCGCCTGAGGGCGGGGAAAGGAGGACAAGCTTATGGAAGCAAAGAAATTTGAAAAATTCTATTCGTTATGCGAAAGAACAGTCAGCCGCCAGAGATTTCTGGGAGCCGACAACAAAGACATCGCTTTTGTTCTGACAGGAATGATGGCAACACTTCCGGAAGAAGAATATTCACCGGAGCAGATAGGAAAACTCCGGGATCTGAGTATTAAGAAAGAAAGTCAGAAAAAAAGTCAGAAAGAAACGGAGAGAATCATGCCAGAAGAAGAGTTCCAGCTGTTTTTGAAAAAGACAAGAGATACTATGGTTGAGCAGTACGGAAGAGAATGTGGACGAGACTTGAAACGCGTGTTTTTGATCGGCTGGGTAACTGCTCCGACAGAAGATGTATACACGTCAGAGCAGCTGAGAAGAATCTTTGCACTACTGGCGGATGAATAAAAATAAGTGCCGTTAGGGCTGCCACCCATTCCGGCACTTGCAAAATTTAACCACTCTTATTATACAGAAAGTTGAGAAGAAAAGCAATGAGCATAGGAGATCTGATCGGAGCAGCCGTAGCGACATACAAACTGTTCACTGCCACGGAAGTCCTGCCGGCATTATTCTGGCTGGCACTGGCGGCTGTGTTCATTTTCCGGTTCGATCAGTCGCTGGGCTGGCTGGGAGATATTGAGGATTATCTGGAGGACGATGAAGATGAGTAAAGAAAGAATGGTCCAGGTGACCAAGGAAGAATATGAGAACCTGATCAGCACACGGTGGAGCTGCTGAGAGAATACATCCGGCAGGATTGGGAGACAGATCCGATGATCTGCCTGCTCCTGGGACTCCAGGGACCGGACAATCATCCGGTGATGAATCCAAATCTGAAGAAAAACTTTCGGAAAGTGGAAGAACCAGAAGAGATGAGAACGACAGAAGTATTAAATAAAGCAGCAGAAGTTGCAGCCAAAATGACAGCAGAGGACCGTCTGGAATCCCCCCCTGAAGAGCCGGAAAAGGAAGAGCCCGAGAAGAAATCGGGCAGAAAGAAAATAGATCGTGGAAAAGTGATGGCGCTGCATAACGCCGGATGGACAAACAAGAAGATCGCGGATGAGATGGCGTGCAGTGAGGCTTCGATCTCGATAATTTTGAAAGAAGAATCAGGCAAATACAATTAAGAAAGATATGGTGAATCGAGATGTGCAATATGCCGTATATAATCATAGATAACAAAGATCGTGGGCAGTGGCTGAAAGCACGAACCTATGGGATAGGTGGATCAGATGCATCTGCCATAGTTGGGATGAATCCATATAAAACGAATATTGAACTGTTCGAAGAAAAGACCGGACGTAGGATTCCAGAAGATATCTCTGAGAAACCTTATGTCAAGTATGGAAATGATGCGGAACCGCTGATCCGCGCTCTGTTTGCCCTGGATTATCCAGAGTATGAGGTCGCCTATCATGAAAACAGAATATTAAGAAACAATACCTATCCTTTTTTGCAGGCCTCTCTTGATGGTGAACTTGTAGATAAAAGCGGTAGAAAAGGGATTCTCGAAATCAAGACCAGTAATATACTGCGTTCTATGCAGTATGAAAAATGGAAAGACAGAATACCAGACAACTATTACATACAAGTGCTGCATTATCTGTTAGTGACTGGATACGACTTTGTAGTTCTTAGAGCGCACCTTCTCAGCGATTGGGGACAGGATAAACGGACAACTGTAAAGCATTATTTTATAGAACGTTCCGATGTCGAGAATGATTTGGATATGCTGCTTCGGGAAGAAAAACGGTTTTGGGAGTATGTAGAGAGCGGAAGGAAACCTCCGCTCATACTTCCGGAAATATAACAAAAATAGGAGAAACGATATGGAATTAAAAATTATCAGCCCCGGTGAAAACGGGTTTTTGAAAGAAATTCAGTGGAATCAGGAAGAAGTGAAAGCGTGGGTTGCTGCAAGAGTGCAGGACTATAAGAATATCGCATATACAGAAGATCAGGTTAAGGACATGAAAAAGGATCGTGCAGATCTGAATAAGTTACGAACCGCTTTTGAGAGTGAGAGAAAGCGTCTGAAAAAAGTCTGCATGGAGCCTTACAATCTGTTTGAACAGCAGGTGAAGGAAGTTGTAGCGCTGATTGATGAACCGATTCAGTTAATCGACTCTCAGCTGTACGAATTGGAGGAAAGACGTAAGCAGCAGAAGAAAAAAGACATCGAAGCACTTTTTGACACAATCGGTTTTCAGACTTTTGTTACTTTAGATAATATTTTTGATCAGAAATGGCTGAATGCATCGGTTTCCCTCGGTAAGATCGAGGAGCAGATGAAAAGTATCATGTATAAAATTGGTACAGACGTGGCAACAATCGGCAATCTTCCGGAGTTTTCTTTTGAAGCCATGGAAGTATACAAAAAAACTCTCGATCTGAACAAAGCAATTTTGGAAGGACAGCGACTTGCAGAGATCCAGAAACGGAAACAGCAATATGAAGAAGAACAGAAAAGAATTGCAGAAGAAAAAGCAAGACAGGAGGAACAGGAGCAATCTGTACTTGCAGAAGTAGTTGAAGAAACTGCTCCGGTCGAGGAAAAAGTTGATGCAAGTCCGGAACCGGTTCGCCCGGATCTGGTTCGAATGGATTTTCGTGTATGGTGTACAAAAGAGCAGTTAATGGATTTAAGAGAGTATCTGATCGCGCATCAGATTAAATTCGGAAGGGTGGAATAAGAGATGGCAGTACAGAACAGTTTGACAAATCGACAAGTAAAAACCGGAATGGCAGCATATCTGACACAGGATGCAGTAAAGAAACAGATCAATAGCGTAGTTGGAGGGAAAAATGGGACAAGATTCATTTCCAGTATCGTTTCTGCGGTACAGACCACACCGGCTCTGCAAGAGTGTACAAATCCCAGTATCTTGTCAGCTGCATTGCTGGGGGAAGCATTGAATCTTTCTCCTTCTCCACAGCTTGGTCAATTTTATATGGTCCCTTTTGATAACAAAAAGAAGGGGTGCAAGGAAGCACAGTTCCAATTGGGATATAAAGGATATATTCAGCTGGCGGAGCGTTCTGGTTATTACAAAAAATTGAATGTTCTTGCGATTAAGGAAGGAGAGCTGATCCATTACGATCCGCTTAATGAGGAAATCGAAGTAGAGCTGATTGAGGATGATGTGATTCGTGAAGAAACTCCGTCAATGGGATACTATGCCATGTTCGAATACGAGAACGGCTTCCGGAAAACATTGTATTGGTCCAAAAAGAAAATGCTGGCCCATGCAGAAAAATATTCCTTTGCTTTTGCAAAAAATGGAGGGGCAAAGAGCCTGGAACTTTTGGAACAGGGAAAAATCCCAGAGAAAGATATGTGGAAATATTCTTCTTTCTGGTTCAAAGACTTTGACGGGATGGCATTAAAAACAATGCTGCGTCAGCTGATCTCGAAATGGGGAATCATGAGTATTGATCTCCAAACAGCGATAGAAAAGGATGCAGCTGTGATCCATGAAGACGGAACACCAGAATACGTGGAAAATGAAGCAGATGCAAATGCAGTGTCAGAGCAGAACTACCGGGGAAAAACGGAAAAACCTGCAGAAACACATGAAAGCAGTCAGGATCCTACAGATGGGCAAATGAGCATAGAAGATACTTTCTTCGGAGCATAATATCGTAATTGCTTGCTGCAGGGATTATATATCACATAATAACTTTTATAAGACATTCTCCCCTTGGTAAAAAGCCTTGGGGAGAGAAAGGAGCAAGTTTTGGGAAAGATGAGCAGGGAGAAAGGAAAGCGGTATGAGCGTGAAATTGCCAGTTTTCTGAGATCTCATGGATATGATTGCAGAAGAGGACAACAGTATTGTGGGGCATCCGGAGACGCGGATGTCGTTGGTCTTCCTGGAATACATATTGAGTGCAAGCACGTTGAAAAAATGTCCCTGTATGATTGGATGGATCAATCCGTAAGGGATGCAAAAAAAGAAGAATTACCGGCTGTATTTCACCGCAAGAACAATTGTGAGACACTTGTCACCATGAGAGCAGACGACTGGATGCAACTATATAAAGAGTACGAGGCAGGTGTTCGGGATGAGGGATAGCTTTGTATTTTACAGGAGTTTTTATGAAGCTATTGCAGATTTACCGGATGCAGATCTGGCAGCATGTTTCAGAGCTATTTCGGAATACGCGCTGAATGATATAGAACCGGAAGTACCAGGCATAGCAAAAACCGTTTTTAAAATGGCGAAACCACAGATTGATGCAAATACCAAGCGATACCAAAACGGAGCTAAAGGTGGACGACCTGTAAAAAGTGATGCTGATAATAACCAAACAATAACCAAACAGAAACCAAACAATAACCAAACAAAACCTAAATGTGAAATACGAAAACCTAATGTAAATGATAATGTAAATGTAAATGATAATGTAAATGATAATGTAAATGTAAATGATAATGTATCGTCCGGCACAAGTGCCGACACTACAGTTGAGTACCCGTACGCAGCTGTGATTGATTATCTTAACATCAAAACCGGAGCAAAATATCTTTCGACATCCAGAGACACCAGAAAACTTATTCGCGAGAGATGCGATGAAGGATTCAAGTATGAGGATTTCATGAAAGTGATTGATAAAAAAGTTCAGGAGTGGAAAGGGACTGACTATGAAAAATTTCTTCGTCCTTCCACGTTGTTTGGGACAAAATTTGAGAGCTATCTGAACCAGCAGGGGAGACTGAAAGTCGTAAATGGTAGCGGAACGCAGTTTAACAATTTCACGCCAAGAGATTACGACTATTTAGAATTGGAAAATGCTCTTCTTGATGCAAATAAGCTGTAAGATAGACAGGAGGCAGAGAAATGATAGAGATTATCGGAGAACCAAGAGATGCAACAGAGGAAGAAATCAAGGAATATACTCGGAAACAGGAGAGTCCGGAATGGCAGCAGCACATGATGAACAACTTCCTGCGCCGACCGAAATGTCATCCGGACTGCTTCGGAGCAGCCAGCAATGATTGCGGGAGGTGCTCCGGATGAGTAGAGCAGAGAGCAGAGGTTTATTGATGAGTTCCAAAAGATGTAAGATGGCAGAGAGATTAACAACCTACCACTGTGGAAAAGCAGTGATTAAAGATAAGAGTAAGTTGTCAGAAGCTATGGAAAAGTTAGCGAAACTTGAGGATGAGGAAGAAACTTCGAAGTGGATTCCATGTAGTGAGAGATTGCCGGAAGATGAAAGCTACATACTGGTATCATTTAAAAACTCCACAATGCCAGATATCGCAAGATACGAAGAAAATGACGAGGGCGGTGCATTCTATCCGGGAGATGATGAAAAATCTTATTCAAGCTATGGATTGTTTGTTAATGCCTGGATGCCGCTTCCTGAGCCGTACAAAGGAGAATGAATAGTAAAGCGAGGTGCCGGATGAATAACGAAGGATATAAAGACCCAACAGCAGAACATGCCATACAGGCAGCAGGACACCTTCCGGAACATATCTGGGAGCCGGTAAAGCTTGTAAGAAACCTTCTTGGCATGGTGCAGCTGGAACTGATCAGTATCACGGTGAGAGACAGAAGGAGCAAACGAAAATATACTTGGGGAGGTGGTACCGTTGGAGAAGGAAATCATCGAACAGTACATAGATGCGTGCGAAGTTGTGAAGGAAACGGAAAAAGAAATTACCCGGTTGAAAAAGAAACGGAAAACAATCGTGCAGACGAATGTTTCCGGAAGTAATCCAGAGTTTCCATACAATCCAATGCACTTCAAAAGTATCGGAACATCATTCACATACGAGGAAGACAGTAGATTACGAAGAGAAGAAAAGGTTCTGGAAGAACAGAAGAAAGCGGCAGAACGGATAAAACTAGAGGTGGAAATGTGGATGCTGACGATTCCACTTCGAATGCAGCGGATCATCCGGTATCGGATCTTCGAAAAGAAAAGCTGGGAAAAAGTAGCAGAAAAACTGGGAAGAAATGCAACTGGGGAAAGCATAAAAAAAGAATATCAGAGATTTTTTGAAAAAAAGTAAAGTTTGTCCTATTTGTCCTGTTTGTCCCGAACGAAGGTGATAATATGGTAACTGGGTTTACAGGCAAGATACATAATCATTCCTTCAAAAAAGTTGTTTGCTCATTTTGAGACCGGCGGTCGAAAGGCCGCCACCCCTTTGGAAAGTAGTTCAGGAGCCCGTCAGAGCTGATCTGGCAGCAGGCAGAAGCATATATTTAACTTTCTTCCTTGCAAAATTATTTAAAACCGTGAAAAGACATCTGATGACAACAGATGTCTTTTTCATTGCGTAATGTTGAAAAATGAGATATTATGGAAATAGGTTTTAAGTAAGCGGAGGAAATAATATGTTTCAAAAAGAAAGAGAACTGCTCGATAGCATTTTGAACTATAAAATACCGCAGATAAAAGAAGATGTTCATTTCTGGATGGTCAGGACACAGGGCGGAGCGTTTTATAATGAATTTTGTACCGATAAGTATGTTGCGTTTGGGTGGAATTATATTGATAAAGGAACAAATTTAAATGATGGATTGCTGATAGATGAAATAAAAAAACAATATAGTATTACACAAGGGAAACGAGCCATTAATAAGTGCAATATGTTTATGCATCAAATAAAACCAAATGATATTATTTTGATACCTAATAAAGGGCTGGAAGAAATAGTTATTGCGGTAGCGAAAGAGTATTATGAGGAAACGGAAGAGAACGGGTGTAGTCTTGAAGATGAAAAAGAAATTTTATGGAAGCTTAAAAACGAAAAAAATCTTTTAAAAAATGTAAAATGTCCGTATAAGAAAAGATGGAAAATAGATATCATAAAGAAAGTAAAAGGAGATAGATTAAATTACCATTTATACAGGACCTTAAGAAATTATAATGGAATAGACGATATAGACGAGCATGCAGCATATGTTTTAAGCTTGATTTTCAATGCCTTTGCATATGATAAAAATTTATATATAATTTTAAATGTTAATCAAGAAAAAGATGTTAACTTATCAGATTTATCTGGAGTGCTATATGGAAGCTCTGCATATTTTTCGCATTTTCTGAAACCTGATGACATTTCAGCAAAAGTCAGTGTGTGCTCTAAAGGTGATATCCTTATGGTACTCCAAGGAGTTTTTGAGCATATTCAAACCTTTGGAATGACATATGTCCAAATATTTTTAATGTTATTTGGTGGAGCATATGGCATAATGAAATTGAAAGAGGTGCCAGAATTTTTAAAGGAAATGTTTACAATAGGAGAAAAGTGTAAACAGGAACAAATAGAGACTGAATTGAAAAGAGAAGAATTGGAGAGTAAACGATTAGATAATGAGAAGAAAAAAATAGAACTTGAACAATTGCGGCTTGCTGAAAAACTTTCGGAACAAAGTGTAAATGGGTTACCTACAGAAGAAGAAATCAATATGATAGTAAAAAGTAGTGAGCCACTTGAGATTTCCGTGAATGCCATGGAAGAAAATGAAAAAGAAGCTATCTCGTCAATCGTAAAATAATTGCAATTACCATATTCATAAAAAAGTAACTCAGGAGACACAAAATGGCAAAAAATACAAATAATGTGTATACGGAAGTGCAAATTGTATGATATGGAATAAAGTAAAAAAGTAAAGAAGAAAAGATATAAAAGGAAGCCATAAAAGTAACAATACGAAAAATGATATTATAAATAATGTTGAAAAAGTGTAAAAAATGCTTCATAACAGACCTCCTTTTGATGTTTTTTTATAATTTAATAATACTAAAAATAATGCAAAATGTATATTGACGAAGTCAACAAAAATTAGATCATAAAATTTAGAGGCACCCTCCGGGGTGCTTTTTCTATACCAAAATTCAAAGAGACAGGAAGGTGAGGTGAGTGGCCAATGAGAAAAACCTAAAACCGGTACGAAGCAAGGAAGAAGCAAGAGAACGTGGGAAAAAAGGCGGGATTAAATCCGGAGAAACCAGACGCAGAAAAGCAGCCATGCGAGACACCATGCACCGGCTTTTGACGATGCAGGCAGAAGTCGAGGGATTATCGGATATATTGCGAGCGGATGGTGGCGAGAGCACCTATGAAGAGATCATAGCCATGGCCATGATCCAGCAGGCGTCTCTTGGAAACGTAAAAGCATATCAGGCGATCATGAAGACGGTTGGCCAGACAGAAAAGTCTGAAGCAGATCTGGAAGAGCAGAAATCGAAAGTTGAACTGAACCGGGCAAGAAAGGAAGACATCACCGGTGAAAACGAGACGGATGAAGCATTAGATCGCCTGGATCAGATCTTGAAAGAGGTGCGGGAGAATGCAGTTAAGCAGGAAACAGAATGAGTATATCGTAAATGCCACGCACCGATGGAATATTAAATCCGGGGCGGTTCGTTCTGGAAAATCCTATGTGGATACTGCCTTCGTCGTTCCTTTCAGAATCCGTGAGAGAAAGGGGAAACCTGGTCTAAATGTCATTCTGGGGGTATCAAAGGAATCTATCGAACGAAACGTTCTACAGCCGATGCGTGAGATCTACACAGAAAAGCTGATCGGGCAGATCAATAACCGAAATGTGGCACATATCTGCGGAGAGGAAACTTACTGTCTGGGAGCTGAAAAGATCAGTCAGGTAGCAAAGATCCAGGGATCCAGCATCAAATACTGTTACGGTGATGAGATTGCCAAATGGAACAAAGAAGTGTTCCAGATGTTGAAATCCCGTCTGGACAAGCCGTATAGCTGCTTTGATGGAGCATGCAACCCGGAACATCCAACGCACTGGCTGAAAGAGTTCCTGGATAACAAAGAACTGGATATTTATCTGCAGGAGTATGCGATTTTCGATAATCCGTATCTTCCGCCGGAATACGTGGATCAGCTTTGTAAGGAATATGCCGGTACGATTTATTATGACCGGCTGATTCTTGGAATGTGGAAACGGGCAGAAGGAGCCATCTATAAAAAGTTTGGTGATCATCCGGAAAACTTCTACTGTCAGGTCGTGGATGAACTGAATCCGGAGAGTGAAGAAAAGCAGTTCTGGAAAGAAGACATCGTATCTATCGAGATTGGTTTGGATTTTGGTGGAAACAAATCCGGCCATTCCTTTGTAGCCAGAGGGTATACGGATGATTACCGGGAAGTGATCTGCCTGATGTCCAAGAGAATTATGGCAAAAGATGAAAATGAAGACATTGATAGCAATATGCTGGATAAGCTGTTTTGCGAATTTGTCCAGGATGTCATAGAAAAATATGGCATATGCAGCAGGCATGGAGATTACATCGAATACTGCAACGTGGAATCTGTGTACTATGACAACGCGGAAACAGTCCTTGGCAATTCTATCCGGAATGCTGTAGAAAAGAAGTTTCCGTGGATCATCGTCCGGCCGGCAAAGAAAAAAGCAATCTTGGACAGGATCCGTTGCACCGTCAAGCTCATGGGAGCCGGACGGTTTTTTATTACACAAGACTGCAAATCACTGGAAACGGCATTTTCTGAGGCTGTCTGGGATAAAGAGGCAAAAGGAAAAGACGAACGGCTGGATGATGGAAGTACAGATATCGATAGCCTAGACGCTTTCGAATATACGATCGAACGTGATATGAAAATGCTGATACAGGAGGCAGAAGATGTTTGATGGATTAAAAAGACTATGGGGAAGGATAGTGAGCATGTTTAGCTATACGACATTAAAAAATATAATTGGCAGGGATGTGGCACTTTCACAGACCATGATCGATGCCATCAACGAATGGAAGAGGATGCTGGCAGGAGAAGCGGATTGGTGCGATGATACGGTAGAGTCCATGAAGCTGGAAGAAGGTATCTGCCGGGAATTTGCAGATTGTGTCCTGGTAGAGATGGATGCACAGATCCTGAATAACGATGAGATGGATACGGTATTGCAAAAAGCCTTGTCAGATATCAACAGGGAACTGCAGAACGGTCTGGCACTTGGCTCCATGGTATTGAGACCACTGGGAAAAGACAGGATCGAGTACATCACAGCGGACAAGATGATTCCGATCAGCTTCGATGATGACGGAAAACCGAATGATATTGCATTTCTATCTCTGAAGCGTATAGGAGAAAATGACTATTACACGAGGGTAGAACGCCATTATTTTACGAATGGTAATCTGACGATCGAAAACAACTGTTTTCATTCTCAGAGTAAGAACGATATTGGCCAGAGATGCGAACTTACAGAAGTTTCCGAATGGCAGCAGATCCAGCCGGGACCGATCATGTATCCGGGAATGACGCAGATGGATTTTGGATATTATCAGAATCCGGTGAAAAATAAGGTGGATGGATCTTCCTGCGGTGTATCTATATTTGAATCTGCCAAGGGAAGAATCCGAAAAGCAGACATCCAGGGAGCACGGCTTGACTGGGAATATGATTCCGGGGAGCGTGCGATCCATGTGGATGAAAAAGCACTGAAGCACAAAGGAGGCAGAACCTATCTTCCAAGACTGAAAAAACGTTTGTATAAAGGATTAAATCTGGAAGATGGCAAGGATAAAGAACTGTACAAAGAATATTCACCGGAAATGCGGGACGAAGCCTTCCGGAGAGGTCTGGAAGAGTACAAACGAGAGATTGAATTTATCGTAGGTCTTGCCTATGGGGATCTGTCTGATGCACAGGAGGTAGAAAAGACCGCTGCAGAAGTGCTGACTTCCAAGACCAGAAAATACAACCGGGTATCTGCGATCCAGGGAAAACTGCAAACCTGTCTGGAAGATTTTGTTGCAGCACTTGCGTTTTACAGTGGGACATATATGTCACGACCGGAGTTTGCATGCAAATTCAACGATTCCATCCTGACAGATGAAGAGTCCGAACGGCAGCAGGACCGCCAGGATGTGAGCATGGGAGCAATGTCGCTGGTAGAGTACCGCATGAAGTGGTACAACGAGGACGAAGCTACTGCGAAAAGTAAAGTCGTAGACGAAACGGTTCCGCCGAACCCACAGGAGGAATAATTCATGATGACACCGGAAGAAAAAGGAAGTCTTCCAATCCGGGTGGAGAAACTCTTCTATGAGTTGCAGGACAGGATTTTTTCTGATATTGTGCGCCGAATCCGCAAGACCAAGAAGATCACCAGCACGGCAGACTACCAGATCAACAAGCTGCTTCTTCTGGGAGGCAGTACAGAGTTTATCGAATCTCAGCTGAAAGAGCTTCTGGAAATATCGGATCCGGAGATCTGGGAGCTGTACGATCAGGTCTGCGACTGGGAATATGTTCGGAACCGGGCGGCCTATGAGCAGATCAGCGGGAGCTTCACCCCACTGGAGGATAATGAGACGATCCGGAAATGGTCGAACGCCATTGTAAAACAGACACAAAACGAGATCCGGAACCTGACACAATCCATGGGAATGACGGTGGATATGGGCGGCGGAAAGGTTGTATTTACTCCGTTAGCGACATACTACCAGAAATATCTGGACAGAGCCTGTATGGACATTGTGACAGGATCCTTTGATTACAACACTGTCCTGCGGCGTGTAGTCAAAGAATTGAGTTCGTCCGGATTACAAGTTATCGATTATGCATCCGGATGGAAGAACCGTGCACCTGTGGCAGCCAGAAGAGCCATTTTAACTGGAGTTTCACAGCTGAGCGCACAAATAAACGAACAGGTGGCAAAAGACCTGAAAACGGACAAATACGAAGTCTCATGGCATAGTGGACACCGTCCTTCCCACTGGTGGGGCGGAAGAGTCTATACTTATCAGGAGCTGCAGAGCGTGTGCGGGCTAGGAGAGGGCGATGGACTGTGCGGATGGAACTGCCGCCACAGTTATTACGCATTCCTGGAAGGTTTTTCAGTACGTACATACACGGACGAACAGCTGGCTGCGATGGAAGAAAAAGAACAGACTGTTCGAACTTACCAGGGGAAACAGTACAACGTCTATCAGGCTTCCCAGGCACAGCATCAGATGGAAACCACAATGCGTGCACAGCGTACGAAGGTCCGACAGCTGCAGCAGGGCGATGGAAGCAATGATGATATCCTGGCTGCAAAGGCCAGATACCTCAATACGCTGCATCAGTATCAGGCATTTTCCAGGAAGATGGAACTTCCGGAGCAGATGGAACGGGTGTATATGGATGGACTTGGAAGAGTCATTACTGATAATAGGATCAATACATTATTTCCACAGAAGATGGTTGATAATATGCAAAGAGACCTGAGTCAGTATAAAAAATATAAGAAAGTGCTTGGAGAATCGATCGGATCACTTGATAAGTTCGGAAATATAAAATACAATGATAGTGAGCAATGGGGAAAACTCCAAAAGAAATTTTCAACCTATCAGGAGATTAATGGAAAGAATTGGTCTGAGGAGTTTAAAACTAAATCAAAGCTGGCGTATGGCAGATTCGAAAAAGAAGGTATTGTAATGTCCGTGCATGCGCTTAGCCGGTTACCGAGATTGAATAAGCCTGGAATTCCGGAAGTTTCAGAAAATGAGCTGATTGAGTTTATTCATGGCTTTCCAAACTACAGAGAGGGTGATAATAAATTGATATATTTTGATCAGGGACGACAGCTGTTAGTCGTAAAGAATACGATGACGGATGAAATTATTTCGGTAGTAAGGAGAAAAAGCTTAAAGGAGGAGTGGAGAAGTGTTTAAAAAAACGATGGATTATATCAAAGATTTTTTGGACAATACACCGGATGATATTTATGATTTTTCGTGTGATCTGGAAGGCATGCTGATAGTACGCTATGATGAAATGCATGCAGAGCAACCAAGAGCGACAGAAATATTAAATGACGAAACACCGGATATATGCGCTACTGGAGAGCCGGGGATGAAGCCGGAGGAAATCGAAGAATTTAAAAGAAAATTACGAATCGAATATGAAAAAGCATTGAAAGCAGTTAAATAATGCCATCAGCCAGAAATGGTTGGTGGTATTTTTATACCCATTTTAAGAAAGAGAGGGAAAAGACTATGAAAGCTATGTTATCACAGCCAATGGCTGGTAAAACCGATGAAGAAATTGTGAAAACGAGAGAAAAAGCTATGAAAGCAATCGAAGCAAAAGGTTACGAGGTTGTGAATACTTTGTTTACAGATGAATGGTACAGCAATGAAGCTATGAAGGAAAGAGGAGTTGTTCAGATTCCACTTTGTTTTTTGGCCAAGTCTCTGGAGAACATGAGTCTGTGCCATGCTGCGTATTTCTGTAAGGGCTGGGAAAATGCAAGAGGATGCAAACTGGAACATGATGCAGCAGTGGCTTATGGATTGGATATTATTTACGAAGAATAATTGCACCGGTACAAGGAGGTGAAAACATGTTGATCGAGAAGATCTATCACTGGATCCGGAGAAAGTTCTGCAAACACAGATTCCGGAAGCATTACGATGTTGCGAACAGAAAATATATCTGCAGATGTGTAAAATGCGGAGAAACAAAACAGTACGACAGAACATAAACACGTAGCAATGCGTGTTATTTTTATGCCCTGCCATATGGCTAAAAACTGGACATGCCCTGCCGGAGGTCTAACCGGCTATATCCCATACCGCTGAAAGAGCGGTCAATAAAAGATTTCAGGAGGAAAAAAGCAATGAAAAACATTCAGGAGATTCTGAAGGAGTTTGGTCTGGAGGTTCCAGCGGACAAGAAAGCAGATTTTGACAAAGCATGGAAAGAAAATTATCGTACAAAAAGTGAGTACGACAATGCCGTTACACAGAGAGATAACTATAAGACCTCTCTGGATGATGTAAATACCAGGCTTAAAGAGTTTGAAGGTGTGGACGTCAAAGATCTGCAGGGACAGATCACAAAACTGCAGGGAGATCTGCAGGCAAAGGATGCTGAATATGCTGCAAAAGAAGCAGACCGCCAGTTCCATGATTCTGTGAAAGATGCGATCCGGGCAGCAGGAGGAAGAAATGAGAAAGCTGTCATGGCGATGCTGGACATGGACACTCTGAAAGAATCGAAGAACCAGTCCGAGGATATCAAGAAGGCTTTGGAAGATGTGAAAAAGTCAGACGGATATCTGTTCGGAGCAAAGGAACCCATCAACAATCCGGTAGGCGGTACTGGTGGCGAAGGCGGAGCAGATATCGGAGGTGATAATCTGGCTTCCATCCGTTCTGCCATGGGTCTGCCGGAAGCAAAGTAAGAAAGAGGTAGAAAAATATGCCAAATATAATTGCACTGAGAAAACAGTATTCTACACTTCTGGATGAGGTGTACAAATTAGCATCCCTGACATCCATGCTGGACGGACCGAACGATCTGGTACAGCAGGGAGCAAATGCAAATGAGATCCTGATTCCGAAAATGTCTATGCAGGGTCTGGCAGATTACAGCAAAACAACCGGATATGTTGCCGGTGATGTAACTCTGGAATATGAAACCAAGAAATGTACCTACGACAGAGGTCGTATGTTTACAGTAGATGCAATGGATAACATTGAATCTGCAGGCATTGCTTTTGGTAGACTTTCCGGAGAATTCTTAAGAACACAGGTAGTTCCAGAGCTGGATGCCTGGAGACTTGCATCTTATGCACAGATTACCGGAGTAACAACGGTAGGAGCTGATCTGGCAGATGGAAAAGCGGCACTGGCAGCAATTCGAGCAGCAAGATCTGCGATCGAAAACTCTGAAGCAAATTTGGGTACCTGTTATCTGTTCATCAATCCGGTACTGGCTGGAATGATCGATGACCTGGATACCACAGCTTCCAAGAAAGCTATGGAAGGTTTCGCAGGAGTTTCGAAAATTCCGGAAGGAAGATTTTTCAACAAAATCAAACTGAATGCAAATGGAGCCGGCGGTTTTGCAAAAGATACTACTGGTAAAGCTATGAACTTTATCATCGTTGATAAACAGGCGGCCATCCAGTATCAGAAACATACGGTTTCCAAAATTATCACACCGGATCAGAACCAGGATGCAGATGCATGGAAATTCGGTTACAGAACGGTTGGTATCGCAGAATGCAAAGATAACAAAAAAGCCGGAATTTATGTTCACACAGTGAAAGGCGAATAATACGGAGGATTCTATATGGAAGTAACATATGAATACTACCAGGACAGCTACGGCGGCTCTCAAATACCAGAGAGTCGCTGGAAGACTCTGGAAACTAAAATGAGAGCCAGGCTGAATCGATACACGTTTGACCGGATGAATGAGAAGAACTGGCTGGAACAGGCAAAAACAGCGCTGTGTGAGATGTGTGAATGTGCGTACCAGTATGAAAAACAGGATGGAAAAACGTCAGAAAATAATGACGGCTATTCTGTAACATACGACAGGAGTAAATCACAGGATGAGACGCTGTATGCAATCGCAGAGGTGTATTTGAGCAATACAGGATTGATGGATTTGGTGGTGGATGAGGAATGATCACAAATGCAGATGTAACGATCTATAACAAGCGGGTGGACAAGAAGACCCGCCAGACGGTCTATGTGCGAACCATCCTCCGGGATGTCCACTGGTACACGGATCAGAAGGTTTCTGTAGGTGAGAAAGGCTTAAACAGCGCCGATGTGATCAAGATCCGTGTCCCGACCGAAGAAAGACAGGAGATCTTCGTGGAACCGGCAGAGTACGCCAGACTGGAAGATCCAACGGGTTACTGGACAGCAGCGAACGGTGATCTGATCGCCAAGGGAGTTATCGAGGACGAGATCACAAGGGATACGGAGCTGAAGAGTCGTGGCTATCTGGCAGGAGTGATCCTGAGCCATTCAGACAACCGGCGCGGATCCAGCCCGCATATCCGGATCGGAGGTGGCTGATGGGTAAGACAAGGGTAAGGATTGAGATGGATGACGAACAGAAAATTCTACTGAAACGGTCTTTAAATAAAAATGGGGAAGGACAAAAGTTTTTTACACATGAGGTCAGAAGACTGTGTGTCCCTTATGTCCCAAATTTGACAGGAACGTTGCAACAGACAGCAGTAGAGCATACAACTCATATTACATACGGTCAGCCCTACGCCCGCCGACAGTATTACGAAAACTCAGGCAAAAACAGGAGCAAGGCTCCGCTGGCGGGAAAAGAATGGGACAAGCGCATGTGGGCCGACCGCGGAAATGAGATTGTAGAGGCTACCGCAAAATTCTGTGGAGGGAAGAAAGGATGAGCGTAATATCAGCAATCCGGGATTTCATTGCTGCAGAATGCCCGTATTTGGATGAATTTTCGGAAGTATTTTCCGGGGTGTCAAAGGTGGAAGTAGATACCCTCGATGAAAACCCAAAAAACTACATGATCGAGGTTGCACCTGCAGATCCGGTTGTAAGGACATACACCAATGGTGATACGGTCCGTAAGGTGGCGTTTCACTTCTGCAGCAGGGTGTTCTTCGGGGCAGCAGACAATATTGATACTTCGGATTTTTATGAGCATTTCTCTGAGTGGCTGGAGGAGTGTACCAGAAAAGGGAACTTTCCAAAACTGGGAAGTTTCAGAGAGCCACGATACATCCGGGCAACGACAAACGGTTACATGACCGACAACGAGACACAGACAGCCCGGTACGCGATACAATGTGAATTTATCTATTTACAGAAAAGGAGATAACTATGGGAGTAAAACAGAGATATCAGGAAGCAGATTACTTAAATGTAGGTGGCGCAAGTGCTGAGGAATGGGCTCTGATGGGAACCGGTTTTTCCAAGATCGATGACAGCCCGTCTGCACAGACAACCAGTAAACGTTACGTGAATAACAAGTCTGCTACAAAATCCGTTTGTTCTTACGACTGGTCTGCTCCATTTGAAATGGACATGATCGAGGAGGAAAAAGCGGTTGATTACATCGTGCAGATCGGCAGGAAAGAAAAAACCGGTGCTGATGCTGAAACAGAATACATCCGTGTAGATCTGAAAGGCGAAAAAGGAGCATCTGGTTATCCGGCAAGAAAAAGAAAGGTAGCCATTGAAGTTGCAGATTTTACCGATAACGATGGCGAGATCGTTGGATCCGGTAACCTGCTTGGCAAGGGTGACTGGATAGAAGGTCATTTTGACCCGTCTACAAAGAAATTCACAGAAGGCACAGCGGAAGCGTAGGAGGGAGAATATGCAGATCAATGGAGTAGAACTGGAATATAACTACAGTGAAGAAAAGACAAACCGGGCTACCATGGAAGTGGTTCTGTATATGGCAGAAAAAGGAAATGAATCTGTGGGGAAATCTCTTCCTGATAGCATCGGGATTTTAAGTGCCGGGATCAAGCACTGTTTTGACCTGATTTTCGGGGAGGGAACCGGAGAACGGGTATGTGGAAAAGAAAATGATCTTCTGGTATGCGTCAATGCATACAGTGAGCTGATCGAGGAAAAACAGCGGCAGGAAGAAATTATGTTAGAATCCGCCAGAAAGCTGCAGGAACTTCTCGGAGGAACAGAGGAAGAGGATGAAAAAGCGGAGGAAGTATGAATTTCCTGACAGATCCAGTCCCTCACAGCCTGAATATCCATGGTGTGGAATATCCGATCGACACAGATTTCCGCACCATTTTACGGTATGACGAAGAACTCAGAAACGCCGAGGAAAGCATGGAAGACATACGTAAGTGCCTGAAACTGGTATTTGCAGATAAGCCTCCATTAGACCTAGAGGAAGCGGCAGGACAGATGGCCTGGTTCATCCGTGGAGGAAAAGGAGAAGAAAAACGACACAGGCCGTCAAAGCGGATCCTTGGAATCAATTCGAACACACCGTTTGATTTCCATGAAGACGGAGAAATGATCTATTCTGCTTTCCGGAGAAACGATGTATACGGTCTGGATCTTCGATCGGTACCGTACCTGCACTGGTGGGAGTTCCTGGCTATGGTCAACGATCTTCCGGAAAATGTCCAGTTGAGCCGAGTAATTCTGTATCGAACCATTGATACAGGAAATAAGGATCTGGATAAGAAACAAGCGGACTATTACCAGGCAATGCAGCAGTATTACAAGCTGGAAAATCGGCAGATAGAAAGAAACGAAGAGCTGATCCAGGCACTGAAGGAAGGACGGGACATCACGCCGTATCTGGAAAGAGGTGAGTAAAAGTTGGCAGATGGAAAAATCGTAATCGAAACCGGGCTTGATACAAAAGGGATCGAGACAGGGCTTAAAAAGGTATCATCCATTGCAAAAACCGGAATCGCCACAACAGTGACAGCTATTTCCGGAATGTCTACGGCACTGGCAGGAGTTGCCGGGTATTCGATCAAAGTAGGATCCAGCTTTGAAGCCGGTATGAGCAAAGTGCAGGCGGTTTCCGGAGCTTCTAATGAACAGTTGCAAAGACTGAGCGATAAAGCGAAAGAAATGGGCGCTACCACGAAGTTTTCCGCAACTGAAGCAGCGGATGCCATGAACTATATGGCAATGGCTGGATGGAAAACGGAAGACATGCTCAATGGTATCGACGGCATTATGAATCTGGCAGCAGCTTCCGGGGAAGATCTGGCAACTACTTCAGATATCGTTACGGATGCATTGACAGCTTTTGGGCTGACGGCACAGGATTCCACGCATTTTGCGGATGTGCTGGCAGCAGCCTCCAGCAATGCCAATACGAACGTATCCATGATGGGTGAGACATTCAAGTATGTAGCGCCGGTGGCGGGATCCCTTGGATATAGTGCAGAAGACTGTGCGGTGGCGATCGGATTAATGGCGAACAGTGGAATCAAAGCCAGCCAGTCCGGTACGGCACTCCGGTCGATGTTTTCTAGGCTTGCGAAACCGTCAAAAGAAGTGAAAGAAGCCATGGAGAAGCTGAACATTTCTCTGACAGATTCTCATGGAAATATGAAATCTCTGGATACTCTGATGGGAGATCTGAGAGAAAGCTTCGGCGGCCTGTCGAAAGCAGAAAAGGCAGAGATGGCATCCTCTCTCGCCGGACAGGAAGCAATGTCCGGACTTCTGGCCATTATTAATGCGTCAGATGCGGATTTTAACAAATTGAAAGAAGCCATCTATGGAGCGGATGGTGCATCTCAGCAGATGGCGGCAACAATGCAGGATAACCTGAAAGGAAAGATCACGATCCTGAAATCTACCGTGGAAGGCCTTGGTATCAAGATCAACGATGAGATCGAAGATCCCATGAAGGAAGCGGCCGATGAAGTCACCAGTTCCGTAGGCCAGATCTCAGATGCACTGGAAAACGGTGGAATTGATGCCGCAGTGGAAAAGACCGGTGATGTGATCGGCGGACTGTCGGTGAAAATTGCCCAGGAATCTCCGAAGATGGTAGATGCGTCAGTATTGCTACTGAAATCATTCGTGCAGGGCATCAAGAAAAACAAAAACCAGCTGAAATACGCATCCAGGGAGATCATAGATTCTCTTTGTGATGGTCTGATCAAACTTCTTCCAAAGGAAATGCAGCAGCCGGCGAAGAAAGCGCTGGATTCTTTAAAGAAAACATTCAGTTCCGGTCTTGGAAGTCTTTCCAGAGTTACCAAGAAAGAACTGGAAATTATCGGAAAGCTGTTCACAAAGCTGGCAGATCACATGGATACGGTAGCACCGGTTGTCATTTCTCTGGTGGCTGCATTTAAGACATTCCAGATGGTACAGGGACCGGTTGGTACAGTAGTCAGTGTCCTAATGAAACTGCAGTCCGTGTCCTCAGAGACAGGCCTGGCAGTATCGGCATTAAATGCGATTATGAGCGCAAATCCGGCGGTATTGATTGCCGGTGCGATTGCAGCATTGGTGGGTGGATTGGCATTGTATGCCACGACTGTGAACCAGGCAGATGCAGAGCAGGAAGCCTTTAATGCGAAAATGGATGAGTTGGGTTCCAATATTGAGTCCAATCAACGTTCGCTGGATAATCTGAAAGAATCCATGGAAAATACCGGATCTTCCATCGAAGCATCGGTTGCACCGGTGGAAAAATGGAAAGAAGGGCTGAACGATGCATTTGATTCTACTGGAAAAGTAAAAGAAGGTTGTGAAGATACAGCTAACTACATCCTGAACCAGCTGAACGAAGCCATGGGAACCAGCTACAGCCTGACAACGGATGGATTTATCAAGGACAATGAGGGCGTGAAGCAATCCCTGGAAGAGGTCAATCAGAGTATTGATGCATATATCCAGTCTCTGAAACAGAAAGCTGTTCAGGAAGCGACTACAACACAGTATACGGAAGCCATCCAGAATCAGAGTGAAGCCCAGAAGAACCTGACAGATGCGCAGAAAGCGTATAATGATGCCTTAAATGAATATGCACAGGCACAGAAAGACTGGAGCAATGGCATCAACGACCTGTCCGGATTGGAAAAAGCCCAGAAAAACCTGGATAAAACCAGAGAGAAACTGGGGGAAGCATCGCAGGCATCCGTAGAAGCCAGTGTGGAAGTCAACGGTCTGGATCAGGTTATGGGGAAACTGGCAGAAGGAACACCGGAAAGCATCCAGGAAGCGCTGGATATGTATGCACAGATTCCAGCGTATGCCAGTGAAGCTGCAGATGGCGTAGCAACCTCTCAGAAAGAGATTCAGAGCGCACTTGGCTCTACGGATTATACGAAGATGACAGAAGGTTTCCAATTGGCTGTCATGCAGATTGATCAGTCTGGTGGGAAAATCCCGGTCAGCCTCCGATCTTCTATCCTGCAGGCACTGAATGAAGTGCAGAAGATGGGACCAGAAGGCAAGGAGTACATGGAAAACTTTATGCAACAGATGATGGTTGCCATGGAGGACAAGATCCCGGAATTTAAAGGAGCGGCATCCATGACCGGTGAGGAGATCCTGGATACATTCCAACGATACCTGGTAGACAGCGGGGCTCTGGAAGGCACCGGATCGGAAGCCATTGGTCAGCTATCCAGTGGAATCACGAGCGCAAACGTTTCTATACCTGCCGGCCAGAAAGCACAGGAAGCCACTGAAGCGGTTTCCGCAGGTATCATGCAGGGAAGTCCGGATATACAGGAAAGTACCAGAAACGCCCTGGAATCCGGCATCAACAGCGGTGTTACTTCTGCAGATGTTACATCCGCACCGACAGCTGCAGGAAAGAAAGCAGTAGACAGCGAAGCATCCGGAATTACATCCGGCATGGGATCCATCGGGCAGGCATTGAATACAGTAAATACTTATGCTATGTCTCAGATGTCTGGATCCGGACTTCCACAGACGGCAGGACAGACCGGTAGTGATACAGCAGGGAAGCTGGCTTCTGGTTTAACCAGTGGACAGGGAAATACGACGAAAGCAGCATTGAATCTGGCAAAAACAGTTGCGAACAGCGTGAAAGCAGTCAATCTTGGATCAAACCTGCAGAGCCAGGCAAGACAGGCGGTCACAGCATTTACGGCTGGGATCCGTGGTCAGACATCGGCTGCCGGAAATGCGGCGAGAGCACTGGGAACCAGTACAGCGAAGGCACTGAGTGCTTGCAACTTGGCAGCATCCGGAAGAACAGAAGGAACATCTTTTGGAAATGCCTTCGCGGTTGCGATCGCTAGCCAGAACGGCGCGGCAAGAAGTTCCGGAAATGGTCTGGCACTGAATGCAAAGAATGCACTGCAGGCAGGAATCAACGGATCCCATAATATCGGATTACAGTTTTCTGCCGGTTTTGCCAGTGGCATCCGTTCTGGCCAGAATGGCGTGGCAGCAGCTGCAGCAGCAGTGGCGAACGCAGCAGCTAATGCGGCGAAAGCAAATCTGGACATCCATTCCCCGTCCAGAGTTGGTGACTGGATCGGTAAGATGTTCGATTACGGTATAAGCGGCGGTATGACGAAAAATACTGGCGTAGTGGAAAAAGCTGCGGGACATGTAACGGACTCCATGCGAATTGATACGAAGTCCCTTCTGAGCATGATGCGCGGAGCAATGTCCTCTACAATCTCCGGAATCGTGGAAAATCGTATGTTTCAGAAAGGAGCACAGTTCTTCCATGGCGATGGAACGGGTGGAGATACGGAAGTAAATCAGATCATCAATATCTATCAGCCGGTGGAATCACCGGTTGAGACCAGCAGAGCATTGAGAAGAGAAGCAAGGAGGTTGGCTCGGAAATAATGGAAAAGATCATATTTTCACTTTCCAGGAACGGTAAGACCATTGTTTTGGATGAACCGGAGTACGGTGTAACCGATTACTCCGGCCTGGAAGCCACGGATTACGAACTGGAAAAATCAGTGAATACCAACTATATCGGGGAAAGGCTGAAAAGAAAGAAAGTGCTTTCCCGGCCGATCTCCATCGAAGCGGATTTCCTTGGTGCAGACGATGAGAAATCAGCGAAAAGGCAGGAACTGATTGCATTTTTCTCACCGTTTTCTGGTGGAAAACTTACAGTCAGCTACATGGGAACAGAGCGGTCTATTGATTACGAAGTAGAAGCCTTCCAGATCGATACCGTGAACAGGTACGATGTCATGAGCTTTAAAATCGAGTTGATCTGTATGGATCCAATGTTCCAGGACGTACTACAGACTGGTGACAGTATTGCTACATGGATTCGTGGATGGAAATGGAAATTTACACTTCCGTTCAAGATGAAAGAGCGAGGCGAGCCACAGAAAAATATCATCAATACAGGTCACGTGGAAACCCCTGTGGAGATCTACTTTCACGGTCCTGCCGTCAATCCGAGTATCAAAAATATAACGACTGGCGAAACCATCCGGATCATTCGGGAGCTCACTACAGATGATGTGTTGTATATCAATACAGGATTCCGACAGAAAAAGGTAGAGATCATCCGGAACGGCACAAGGACAGATGCTTTTGATTACATCGACCTGTCGTCCCGTTTTTTTTCTCTGCAGGTAGGCGATAACGTGATTGAATACGCTTCTGAGAATGGGCTTGCCCCACAGAGCGTGGAGATCTATTACAAAAACAGGTATTTAGGAGTGTAACATGGAACATTACGGATTTTTTAACGGCGGTACGGAATACGGCCAGGAGGAATTTAACAGATATTTTGACAATATCTATGAATCCGGTATTGCTGCCAACTCTGATCAGAGTCTGCAGTATCCGCTAAGCATCAGTTCCGGAAAAGTTCGTGTTGGAATTGGTTTCTCCATCATCAGAGGCTTTTTCCACTACAACGATTCTGTGAAAGAGTTGACACTTGCGCCGGATGCGAATCTCCCTAAAATCTACAGGATTATCCTGCAGCTAAACATTGCAACAGCGTCCGTCTCTTTGGTAACGAGAGCTGGATCCGCAGCGAGCACCCCAACAGCTCCGGCCATTACACGGAACGAGACAATCTATGAACTGTCACTGGCTCAGTATAAAGTGGATAAAACTGGTGCGGTTACTCTGGTCAAGGATGAGCGACCGGATGTTAATGTGTGCGGAATCATCCGGCCAAAGACGGTCAGTGAGTACGATGCCGCCATGAAAGAGTACCAGCGCAGATTCGAGGAATGGTTTGCGCGACAGCAGGGGACTGGATGGAGAAATATTTATATTCAGGACACTACACCGGAAAAGGCGGTGAGCGGTAGCATATGGATCGGAGAATAGAGATCAGGTTTTTTGATCAGAATTTAAAGTTTATCGGGGAAGAGGATGCCTATCAGGGACTGGAATTTATCAGCAACTGGACAAAATACGGTACGTTCCAGATCTTTGTGGACAAACTGACCAAACAGATGAAAGTCGGAAACTATATCATGCTTGACAATGACCGGAGAAAGACCGGGATCATCAAGCGGATTGAATGCTCGGACGAGGAAGAATCCGGCGTTCCGATCACGATCAGCGGGTATACGCTTCTTCATCTCTTAACACAGCGGATTACCTACCCGCCTGCAGGTCTGGCATACCATAGCTTCTATGAGCCGGCAGAGGATATCATCTGCAGCCTGGTTACAGCAAATGCTGTGAATGCAGCGGATAAAAAGAGAAACATTCCGTATCTGGAAGTAAAGCCGTCTCGGAAACGTGGCGACAAGGTGTATTTTCAGACCAGGTATAAGAATCTGGATGAAGAAGTCACCTCTCTGTGCGAAGCCTCTGGCTTGGGTGTTTGTATTACGATGAATCCGGAAGAACAGAAGCTGGTATTTGAAGTCCTGGAAGGGACAGACCGGTCAGCAAACCAGACAGAACGTCCGCCGATGATCTTCAATGTGGATTACGACAATGTGATCAGCAGGGAATATGTCTCTGATACGACAGAGTATAAAAATACGGCGATTGTAGGCGGACAGGGTGAGGGTGCAGAACGTAAGGTTACAACAGTAGGCGATGAGAATACCGGTCTGGGACGATATGAGATGTTTGTGGATGCCAGGGACATAGAAGATGAATCAGCACTTCCGGACAGGGGCAAAAACAAACTGTCGGAATATGCTTGTAGCGACACCTATTCGTCTGAAGTGGATTCTGCAGAATATCAGACGAAATGGAACATGGGCGATGTGGTCGTTACGATTGATCATGAATATGGCGTCAATATGAATGAACGTATTGTAGAGGTTACAGAGACATTCGATGAAAACGGATACGCTGTATCTCCCACATTCGGAACCACACAGAAAACCATTCTGGAAAAAGCTCAGGCGTCTACATCATCCAGTGGACAAGCTACTGTAGAGGGCATCCGTGGAGCTGATGGAAAGACTCCGAGAATGATGATCAACAGTGATGGGCATCTGATAGCAATATATGAGGATTAGGAGTTGTAAGTTATGAGTGTTGTTGATTTAGGAAAAGTTATAGGCCCACAGGGTCCTGCAGGTCCGCAAGGTCCGCAGGGAGTTCCAGGGGCAAAAGGTGAGAAAGGTGATACCGGAGAGCCTTTCCAGATAAAGAAAATCTACAAAAGCGTGGCTGCCATGAACTCCGGATATGCATCGGATGGTCTGAGTATCGGAAGCTTTGTTATGATCGATACCGGAAGCGTTGAAGATGCGGATACCGGAAAGCTCTACTGTAAAAGCTCGTCAGCTTATACGTTTATCGTTGATTTGTCCGGTGCCCGTGGTATCCAAGGACCGAAAGGTGCTACTGGTCCGCAGGGTATTCAGGGTCCTCAGGGTATCCAGGGGATTCAGGGTCCGAAGGGAGATACCGGTCCGGCCGGCCCGCAGGGTCCAAAGGGTGAGAAAGGGGAACAGGGTGTTCAGGGTCCGGCAGGAAGCACGCAGAGCTACATCGTTTTCCAGAAAGAATTCACAGCCACGGAAGGACAGACGGATTTTTCCTGGACAGATTACCAGTTCCCGGTTGGAATCAATGCGCTGAGCCTGTACATTCTGGGCGTCAGACAGAGTGGAAAAGCATTTACAGAACATGCCGATGGAAAAGGTTTTGCGTTGAAAAATGCTCTTTCGGCAGGAGATTATGTTTTTGTTGAAGGCTATCAGATGGTGGTTGATTTACAAGGTCCTAAAGGAGACACTGGTGCAACCGGAGCAAAAGGTGAAAAGGGGGACAAAGGCGACAAGGGGGACACTGGTGCCAAAGGAGCAACCGGAGCCCAGGGACCAATTGGAGCCACCGGTCCGCAGGGTCCAAAGGGAGACCAGGGTATTCAGGGGAATACAGGAGCGCAAGGACCGAAGGGAGCGACTGGCGCAACCGGAACCAGAGGAAGCCGTTGGAATCAGGGAACAGCTATCACTGGAACATCAACCACTGCCACTGTATTTTCCGGAAGTGGAATTGCAGATGCATTAGTGAACGACAATTACCTGAATATATCTACCGGAAACACGTACCGCTGTACAACATCCGGAAATGCTGCTACAGCAAAATGGGTATATACCGGATGTATAAAAGGATTGACCGGAGCAAAAGGCGATAAGGGAGATAAGGGTGCTACTGGTGCGCAAGGACCACAAGGGCTAAAGGGAGATACTGGTTCACAGGGTCCTCAAGGATTAAAGGGGAACACAGGCGCTCAGGGTCCTAAAGGTGACAAAGGGGACAGCCCTACATTTCAGATAGACGATAATGGCCATCTGATCGCCATCTATCCGTAGGAGGTGGTCAGATGAGTATAAGAGTTGATCTGGGTAAGATCATTGGCCCACAGGGTCCAATCGGTCCGCAAGGTCCAACTGGCCCACAAGGACCTACAGGACCAAAAGGAGACAGAGGAGCAACCGGTGCAACGGGAGCGAGAGGTGCCACCGGTGCAACCGGACCGAAGGGTGCTGATGGAACAAAGATATATGTCCAGAGTAGCGCTCCAACAGGAGTTGCTTCCGGAACAGTATGGATAGGATAGGAGGACATTATGAGTATAATTAGAAAGGCTTTTAAAATTTTCAATGGATCGGCATGGGACGAGTATCATTTAAAGACCGACAGCAAACAGGTAGTTCATAAAAAAAAAGATGGGACAGATACAACTGTGGAGGAACAGCTTAATTCACTAAACTCCACTTTGAATAGGAAAAGCAAATCAGTATCTGTTCGTACCGATGCGTCCATCCCTTACTATGCTAACGAATTTATATGTGTTAACAGAACAAAGGCAGATGTAACTACTCCAAATGTCGGTACATTTTCAACAAACGGTTTATTTACGTTTGCGGAAGACATGACCGCATTGTTCGTTGCCAGCATAAGTGGAAGACCAGATAGTACAGGTAGAATATGGCTTAACCTTGTACGATATTCCGACAACTACAAATACGATTCGAATATCATCTATGGTGGCTATGCAACTTGTACTTTTAGTACAGTTATCAAAGCTAAAAAAGGAGAACAAATCACACTCGGCACGGTCGAAAAATTTCAAATGAATTCAGGCGGATTTGCAAGTAATATGGCTGTCATTCGATTGGATTAGTTTAATGTCTTATATAAGTAATTAGATTGTTCCTCTAACGTAAATATAAACTCCTTGCACCGGTAGATTTTGAGAATTTACGTTTCCAAATTTACGTATAGTAACATGCGTTGCTGATTTTGTATTAATACTAGCTTGTGCCCATTCTGAAAAGTACCACGTTGCGGATGCCACAGCCATTCCATTTGATATTGTAAACGGAAGAGGTATATCTACAGATGCCAAAGTTAATCCTGTAACACCAGCTCCGACTGAACCAGAATATGTTACATTAGAATTCCACCATACTTCTACAGTTCCATCACACCACTTCCTATAAATCCAACCTTTAGATGAGCCAGTTTCTTTAATAGAAGTGGAGTTTGGTTAAAAAGAAACTATGTAGATATCACCAGGAAGATGCTACGATGGTAGCAAAAAATGGGAGGTATCTACTATGGACATACGAAATGAAATTGTAGACACAATAATGCTGAAAATGCAGAAAATAATTGATGAAATGGCAATGGAAAGACTGCAGGCAATATTGCTTGAGAACCTAGACAAATATGAAATATCAGAGCGATCAACTGAAATAGTTGTGCGAGACGGAACGGCAGAAGGTTTGCTGAGAAAATATCTGGCCACAAAGCGAATCGAAGGAAAATCTGAAAGAACCATCAGACGATATGCCGATTTACTCAGTACATTTATAAGTAAACTGGATCGGCGTCTGCATGAACTGACAGCCTTTGACATTCGGTTATATCTATCCATGTACAAGGAGAAGAGAAAAGTCAAAAATCGTACTCTGGACAACATGCGAAAGGTATTGTCGTCATTTTTTGGCTGGTTGCAAGATGAGGAATTTATTCCGAGAAATCCGTGCAGAGCGGTGAAAAGCATCAAGTATGACAAAGTGCTCAGGCTTCCGTTTAGCGGAGAAGAATTGGAGAAACTAAAAAATGCATGCACAAATGCAAGGGATATCGCTCTGGTACATTTTCTGCATGCAACTGGTTGCAGAGTGTCGGAAGTGGTCTCTGTAGATATTAGTGATATTGATTTTCAGAACAGGGAGCTCGTTGTCTATGGAAAAGGTGGAAAAGAGCGAACGGTATATCTGACTCAGGTTGCGACAATGTACTTGGAGAAATATCTGAAAGAACGTAACGACGGGAGCAAAGCGCTATTTATCGGGAAAGGAAGCAGTAGGATACAGAAAAATGGAATAGAGGCAGCAGTTAAACGAATCGGAGAACGAGCTGGAGTGGATAACGTACATCCACATAGGTTCCGGAGGACTTTAGCCACTGAGCTGATTGCCAGAGGAGCTGCACTCCAGGATGTCCAGATGATACTTGGGCACGAGGATATACGGACAACACAGGTATATGTCTACGTGGACAAGAGGAATGTAAAAAATACTTATGACAAATACGCAGCGTAACTAAACGCAATTTTTTTAAGGCTTGCCAATTGCAGGCCTTTTTGTGATGCCCGGATTTATTAAGAAAAAAGTTGCGCCGGCGCAATTTGAAAGTATACTATACTCCACTTTAAAAAGCGCAATCAAATTTGTTGATTACTCAGTAACACTGGAATCAAATGCGTATGTTACGCCGTTTTCATATTACTTGAACAAGTATCTTCCCGCCTCTGATGTTGAAAAATATGGCATACCGATTGCAGCAACATTAGTGACATCAAGCGGACAAGCGCATCCTGTATCTTTAAGCTTATCATATACTGGACAATATCACTACACAGCCGTAGCTACTGCTGGAAGTGGAATTATGACAGTGGTATATCTAAAACTTTAATACGTGATTTTCACGTCAAGTTCCGCGCTGATTGTATTGCCGGAATTTTGGCGTGCATAAAAAGCGATGTTGTCACCAGCTTTTAGGAAAACAGCGCAAGATACGGGGATGTAAGTTGCGTAGTCCGGCGAATAGCCAAGCTGCGCAGTGATATTTTTCACATTTCCGCCGAACGAGATGTCATAGGCACGCATTCCACCGCAAACATATGAAAAGTTGATATTCCCGGTAATGATATGCAATCCTGTTTTCTTGCAGGTATAGGTATGTAGTAATGTCATATTAATTCCGGAGGACAGCGAAACAGTTTTCGTGACATTATCAACCTGCGAACACATACAAGTGGAGTATAGCCCAGAAAGGAGATATATGATCAGAGACCAGCCATGGTTCTAATACGTAACTCGTAAACCATTTTTTTTTAAAAAAAGGAGAAAAAGACATGGGAAAAATCAAACTTAGCAACGATCAGGAACTGAATATCGTAGCAGATGGTATCCAGGAAGCAGGAGACAGCCTGATTATCACTCTGACAACAGAAAAGACAATCACAGAATATGACGAACTTTTCAGTGATTCCAACAACACCAGAAAAGTGACTGTTTTGGATTCTACAGGAGATCCGTTCCTGATCCATTCCGGCTACACCAAGCTGCAGAGTGTGGAAAAACTGTATGATACAACTGTAGACTACAATGAAGACGAAGATGGAAATAAGGTACAAGTAATCGGAACAGCTATCAGAGTATCTCTGATCCGTCCAGACAAGACAGAACAGAGAATTGCATCTTTGGAAGACACTGTTGACACTCTGACCATGGAAATCATGGGACTGTGAGAAAGAGGGTATATGTTTATGTGCGAGACTATCAAAAGACTGTATGCGAAAACAAAAAATAAATCTGTAGTTGAGAAAGCCCTGGCGAAAGGCTGGATCACAGAAGAAGAGAAAAATGCCATTCTGGCAGGGGAGGCGTAAATGAAAGTAATTGATACATACAATGCAATCTTAGGGGCAGCAGTAGCTGTCCTTTCTTATATTCTGGGAGAACACTGGTTTTTGTTTGTCCTGTTCCTCCTCCTGAACGTTATCGACTGGGGAACCGGATGGATGAAATCGAGGATCAACAATGTGGAAAATTCCAAAGCAGGACTGAAGGGTGTCCTGAAAAAATTAGGATATTGGCTGATGATCATGGTAGCTTTTGGAGCATCCGCAGCCTTTGTAGAAATTGGCAAGACGATCGGCGTGGATTTGGGGATCACAACATTATTAGGCTGGTTTGTACTGGCATCCCTTCTGGTCAATGAAATCCGATCTATCTGCGAGAATTTTGTAGAGATGGGAATCGATGTTCCGAGAGTATTGATTAATGGTCTGGAAGTTGCGAACAGAGTTGTGAACAGAGAAGAGGACAATCATGAAAATAAATAACTTTGCAAGAAAAGCCTACACTGCCTACACTGCCTTCGGATTAACTCCGGAGGGAGCCTGTGGGCTTATGGGAAACCAGTATCCGGAATCAGCAGGATTCCTGGCAAACAGACTGGAATTCCTCTGCGTCAAACGCTACAAGGAAAAAGGAAAGACCTATACCGATGCAACGTATACGCAGGCGGTAGATAACGGAAAGATCTCCAGGGCAGAATTTTTAAGCCCCATGGGCAAGCACTACGGCTATGGCCTGGCGCAGTGGACAACCTCCAAGAGAAAGGCCGGTCTGTATGATCGGGCGAAAAAGCAGGGCGTGTCTATTGCGGATGAAGATCTGCAGATCGAGTACGTTCTCTGGGAACTGGAACACAGATTTCCGAAAGTTCTGCAGAAACTGAAGACAACAAAATCTGTCCAGGAAGCCAGCGATTACGTTCTGCAGTATTACGAACAGCCGAATGGATGGCAGAGCATGAAAAAGACAAGAGCATCTTATGGCCAGACTTATTACAAGGAACTGGCCGGAAAGGAGAAAACAGTGACAAACGTTGTATTAGCCGGCCATGGATCCGGAACCCCATCGACTAAAGGAATGAATGCCTACTGTACTACCAGACAGGCAAAAGGGAGAGGACTGGTAGAAGTCCTCAGAGAAGATCTCACGGACAAACAGAGACAGCAGATGCATGATCTGTATAAAACGATCCTGGGACGAAACATCTACAGCCAGTCATTAAGACTGTACTGTTATACCAAGTATAATGGCAAATATTACTCAGACTGTAGCAGCTCTATCTGTAAGACGGCAGAAAAAGTCGGCGTACCTAATATAGGCACACTGAATACAGCCGGCATGCACAAAAACTGGAAAAAAGTAACCGATGTAGTTATCAAGAACGGAATCATCCAGAACCCGGAGGTACTAAAAGTAGGCGATGCGCTGATGTTCAAAGGCAGTGATTCGAGCAGACCATTAGGCATTGGTCATACAGAAATGGTGTATGAGATCAACGGAAAGACTGCAGCATCCGCCACACCTGCAGCAACGAGCAGCAAAAAAGATATCGTCAAAGCCGGTCAGATGCACGCCAATAACTTTACAGGAGCCGGTTTGGTTGTTGATGGTGTACGTGGAACCCTTACCAAGAAAGCCGGCATCATGGCAGTACAGACCGCTCTGAACCTGGACTTCAAAGCAGGACTGAAAGTGGACGGTGAATGGGGACCAAAATCAGATGCTGCATTGAAGAAACGATCTGTCAGACTGGGAAGCACCAGATATCTGGTTACAGCTGTGGAGATCCTGCTGATGCTGAAAGGTTACAATCCGAATGGCGTAGAATGCCCGGGGCAGTTCGGATCCGGATGCGCTGCGGCTACCGGAAACTACCAGACAGATCACAGCCTGAAAGCTGATAAGATTGCTGGATATAACACAATTAAGAGTCTGATCAAATAAGCAGATAAACAAAAAGAGGACGGTATTTTTATATCGTCCTCCCATCTTGACATATCAATCCATAAGTGATAAAAATATTGTATCATCTCTTAAAAATCTTAAAAAAAACTCTTAAAATCGAAAGAGTTTCTTCCTATTAAAAGAAAACTTATATAGGCTATTGAACTCCGGTGGCCCGGACGGCGAGATCGGTGCCTCGATGCGCTATCTCTCCCAGCGTTTCACCGCTCCGAACCGTGTCTGCATGGCGGTTCTTACCGATGTAGCGACAGAAGAACTCGGACATCTCGAAATGGTATCCACGATCGTTCATCAGCTGACTGCCAACCTCACCGTGGAAGAGATTGAAAAACAGGGATTTGCGGATTATTACGTGGATCATGCGGTAGGGATCTGGCCGCAGTCGGCGGGAGGGATTCCGTTTAACTCCTGTGAGTTCCAGTCTAAGGGGGATCCAATCACGGATATGTTCGAGAGCATGGCTGCGGAACAGAAAGCACGGAGCACCTATGACAATATCCTGCGGGTGGTGCGGGATATTCCGGAGATTGCGGATCCGATTCGATTCCTGCGGGCGAGAGAAGTGGTACACTTCCAACGGTTCGGTGAAGCCCTCCAGTCTCTCCAGGATCAGCTGAACAGTAAGAACTTCTACCAGATGAATCCGAGCTTTGATATCGGGCTGACAAGGGAACCATGCGATTGTCAGGGAGAATGTGTACAGTAA